TAGCAATACTTGCAAATAAAGGCGCATTGGCACAAGAAATTTTGTCTCGACTTCAAAAAGCATATGAATATTTACCTATCTGGTTGCAACAAGGTATCATTGTTTGGAACAAACGAAATCTTGAACTAGAAAATGGTTCCAAAATTTTTGCATATGCAACTTCAGCCGCTGGTGTTCGTGGTGGTTCCTATAACTTAATTTTCTTAGATGAGTTCGCTTTCGTTCCTAAAAATATGGCAGATGATTTTTTTACATCAACTTATCCTGTCATATCTTCCGGTCAAACAACAAAAGTTATCATCGTTTCAACTCCTTATGGTTTAAATCATTTCTACAAAATGTGGGTAGATGCTATAGAAGGAAGATCATTCTATAAGCCTATTGAAGTACATTGGTCTATGGTTCCAGGAAGAGATGAAAAATGGAAAGAAGAAACAATAAGAAACACATCAGAAGAACAGTTTCGTCAGGAGTTTGAAACAGAATTCATAGGTTCATCTGCAACTCTTGTCTCTGGTTCTAAGTTAAGATCCCTGGCATTTAATAATCCATTAACTTCAGAAGATGGGTATGATGTTTATGAGAAACCTGTACCTGGTCATCTATACATAGCAACTGTAGATTGCTCTGAGGGAGTAGAACAAGATTATTCAACAATCAATATTATTGATGTTTCTCAAGTACCTTACAAACAAGTGGCAAAATATAGAAACAATAAGTTGCCTTTGTTGTTTTTCCCAACAATTATTTTCACCATTGCCAGTATGTACAATGAGGCGTATGTTTTGATCGAAACAAATAACATTGGCCAACAAGTTGTTGATATTTTACATTATGACTTGGAATACGAAAACATCTACAAGTTAGAACATCATCACATAAAAGGTCAGACAATATCTGGAGGATTCAAAAGATCAACGTCTTTTGGTATCAAAACAACAAAATCTGTTAAAAAAATAGGTTGCGCCAACTTAAAAACATTAATCGAATCCGACAAATTAATTATCAAAGATTTTGATACGATAGCAGAATTAAACACGTTTGTTAGAGTTAGAGACAGTTATTCTGCTGAAGAAGGCAATAACGATGATTTGGTCATGGGTTTAGTAATATTTTCGTGGTTAACAGCTCAATCGTATTTCAAAGATTCTACAAATATTGACATAAGAAAAGTTCTTTTAGAAGAACAAAAACTCTTAAATGAAGAAAATTTGACTCCTATAGGAATAATAGATGATGGTAGACAAGAAGAAGTAGTTATGGATGGAAAAGACATTTGGTCGGAAAAAGGTTATTTCTCAAGTTAATAAAAAACTAAATACAATATAAAGTAGACCCGATAACATATAAGGAGAAATCCAATGCCATTTCAGCTATCACCTGGGGTAAATGTTTCTGAAATTGACCTGACAACTATTGTACCTGCGGTATCCACTTCCATTGGTGCTTTTGCTGGTCCGTTTGCTTGGGGTCCAGTTGGTGAAATTATTAATCTTTCCGATGAAAATCTTTTAGCAGAAAGATTTGGAAAACCTGATTCAACAAATTATGAATACTGGTTCACAGCAGCAAATTTCTTATCATATACCAGTTCTTTAAAAACTGTACGAGTTTCTGGTACAGGAACACTTAATGCCACTGCAAACACTTCAGCCGCAGTATTAATTAGAAATGATGATGATTGGTTAGAAAACCGTTCGTCAGGCGCCAATTCTTATGGAACTTTTGCTGCAAGATATGCAGGTGATTTAGGAAATTCTTTAAAAGTATCTGTTGCAGATTCAAATACATTCGCTACTTGGACATATAGAACAGAATTTGAAAGTGCTCCATCAACATCAACATATGTTTCAAACAAAGGTGGAACATTAGACGAACTACATGTTATTGTAATTGACGAAGATGGTTTGTTTACTGGAACTAGAAATACTATATTAGAAAAATATGGATTCGTTTCTAAAGCTTCCGACGCTAAAGACGATAGCGGCAACACAAATTACTACAAAAATGTAATCGCTAATAAGTCAAAATATATTCATTGGATGTCACATCCAGAAACTCTTTCTGGCAATATTGCTTGGGGAAGTGCAGCAACTTCAAATTCTTTCCAAACATTAACTTCGAATGTTACAGTGTCATTGTCAGGTGGCGTTAATGGAACTTTTGCCGATGCAGACATTATCTTAGGTTACGATAAGTTTGAAGATTCGGCAGCAGTAGACATTTCTCTAGTCTTGGGCGGTCCTGCAACACAGACTGTAATTGCAGATTTAGTATCTATGGCTGAATCTAGAAAAGATTGTGTAGTGTTTATTTCTCCAGAAAAAGCTGATGTTGTCGATAATGATGGATCAGAAGCATCGAGTATTGTTGCATTCAGGGACGGATTAACATCATCTTCTTATATGGTACTAGACTCAAACTGGAAATATCAGTACGACAAATATAACGATCTATATCGTTGGGTACCAATGAACGGAGACGTTGCAGGTCTATGCGCTAGAACCGATTTAGAACGTGATCCTTGGTTCTCACCTGGCGGGTTGAATAGAGGAATTATAAAGAATGTTATTAAGACAGCATGGAATCCTTCAAAGACTGAAAGAGATACTCTCTATGTAAAAGGAATTAATCCTATTGTAACTTTTGCTGGAGAAGGAACCGTATTGTTTGGCGATAAAACAATGTTAGCTAAGCCAAGTGCTTTCGATAGAATTAATGTTCGCAGATTGTTCATTGTTCTAGAAAAAGCTATTGCCAGAGCAGCAAGATTTTCTTTATTTGAATTCAATGATCAATTTACAAGAGCTCAGTTTGTTTCGTTAGTAGAACCTTTCCTAAGAGATGTTCAGGGAAGAAGAGGTATTACCGACTTTAGAGTAGTTTGCGATGAGACAAATAACACAGGCGAAGTAATTGACAGAAATGAGTTTGTTGGTGACATTTATATTAAACCTGCACGTTCGATTAATTTCATTCAACTTAACTTTGTTGCAGTTAGAACAGGTGTAAGTTTCGATGAAGTTGTTGGTAAATTCTAATAAATAGAGAAAACAGGAGATTTTAAATGGCATTTAATGTAAACGAATTTAGATCCCAAATGGTTGGTGACGGTGCTCGTCCCAATTTGTTTGAAGTTTCTATGCCTTTTCCCGGATTCTCTGCTCCAGGAAATGCACAAACAAAACTTACTTTCATGTGTAAAACAGCTCAATTGCCAGGTTCAACACTAGGTGTTGTTCCTGTGCAATACTTCGGTAGAGAACTGAAGTTTGTTGGAAATAGAACTTTTGCCGATTGGACAATCACTATCATCAATGATGAAGATTTTTCTATTAGAAATGCGTTCGAAAGATGGATGAACGGTATCAATAGTCACAATCTTAATGTGAGAAATCCAGCAGCCCTATCACCACTAGGTTACACTGTTGATGGAGATGTAAAACAGTTTGGCAAAAACGGAAACATTTTAAAGAAATATAAGTTTATTGGTTTATTTCCTACAGATGTGTCCGCTATCGATGTTGATTGGGGTTCAAACGATGCTATTGAGGAGTTTTCGGTAACTCTCACCTATCAATGGTGGGAATCTGTAGAGACCGGTGTAGTATAAGTAGAAAGGCTTCGGCCTTTCTACTATTTTTTAGGATGATAAATTAATGGCAATTAGATTATTCGGATTTAACATTGGCTCAAAGGATGTTGTTCAACAACAACCTCCTGACCAGCCGTCTTTTGCATTGCCTAATGAAGCAATGGATGATGGTGCTGTCACCATAACATCCAATGCATATTATGGAACGTATGTTGACCTAGAAGGTTCTGTTAGAAATGATTTAGAATTAATTACTCGTTACCGAGAAATGTCAAATCATCCAGAACTTGAAATGGCAATTGACGAAATTGTAAATGAAGCTATATCACACGACGAATCAGGTAAAACTCTAAACATAATTTTAGATAATCTAAAACAACCTGATACTATAAAGAAAAAAATAACAGAAGAATTTAATAACATCCTAAAGATGTTGAATTTTTCAAACTTGTCGGATGATCTTTTCAAAAGATGGTATATTGACGGTAGAATTTTTTTTCATGTTGTTGTCGATGAATCTAATCCAAAAGAAGGTATCAGAGAACTTAGATACATTGATCCTAGGAAGATTAGAAAAGTAAGAGAAGTACAAAAGGATAAAGATCCTAAAACTGGTGCGTTGATTATTAAATCTATTGCCGAGTATTATGTTTTTAATGATAGAGGAACTACAACTCAAACATACACAGCAAATGTAAATGCTGGTTTGAGAATTGCTACAGATTCTATCATCAATGTAAATTCTGGTTTGATGGATGCAAAAAACACCTTTGTAATTTCTTATTTGCATAAAGCAATAAAACCACTAAATCAGTTAAGAATGATTGAGGACGCGGTTGTCATCTATCGTTTGTCTAGAGCACCAGAAAGAAGGATTTTTTACATCGATGTTGGAAATTTACCTAAGGGTAAAGCAGAACAATATCTCCGAGATGTTATGGTCAAGTACCGTAACAAAATGGTTTATGATGCACAAACAGGTGAACTGCGCGATGATCGTAAACATATGTCTATGTTGGAAGATTTTTGGTTGCCTCGCCGTGAAGGTGGAAAAGGTACAGAAATCACTACATTACCCGCAGGGCAAAATCTTGGTGAACTTGAAGATGTAAAATATTTTAGAAACAAGCTTTTAAACTCTTTAAATGTGCCTATCTCTAGATTAGAACCACAACAAGGTGGTATGATAGGAATAGGAAGAACAACAGAAGTAACAAGAGATGAAGTAAAGTTTACTAAATTCGTTCAGAGGCTTCGTAATAAATTTTCACAAATATTCGATGAAGCTTTAGGCATACAACTTTCTTTAAAAGGTATTTGTTCCAGAGAAGAGTGGAATGATTTCAAAGAAGATATTTACTACGACTTCATCAAAGACAATAACTTCACAGAACTTAGAGACTCCGAATTATTAAGAGAAAGATTAGGTATACTTTCGTTAGTTGATCCTTATATTGGTAAATATTATTCGATGCAGTGGGTCAAGAAAAATGTGTTGCAAATGAATGATGAAATGATTGAAGAAATTGATAAACAAATTTCAAAAGAACAAGATCAGGGAATAACTTCTGTAACTCAAGACCAACAACAAGCAGAACAGAATCAACAACAAGT